GCCATCTTCTCAACCGTTTCTGCTGTGACCAACTCAGCATTGAGCTCTATAAGAGCCCTTCGTAGTACATTGCGTACAGGATCCGAAAGACAATTCAAGAAAAAGCACTGCAGTCTAGCTTCATTAGAACCTGGTCGTTCCGGCCAAAAGTACTGTGCCCATCTTTTGTCAATATCCTCCAATATCCAACGATCAATGTGCCACTTAAATCCAAGCCAGTTTACACCACATCTACTCTTAGTAGCTGAAATGCGAAAACTGGATTTAGTCTTTGCTAGATTCGAAATCGATCTCAGACTCAAATCTGAAATGACCATAGAATCATCACCATAACTGATGGATTGAACATCACCCAGCAAATACTTGATCATAACCATACATAGGATAGTTCCGAACACGTGTGTGAAACTTGATCCAGTACGAACGCCCCCTCTTAGGGTATAGTTCTGATTATGATACTGAGCCTTGCTGTAACAGTGAGAGTTAACGATTCCTCCAAAAATCCGTCTTTCATCATAACTCATTTGAAAAAGAGATTCGATAATTCGAAAAACTTTCCGAGTTAGAAATGGAGGTGGTGACTGATCGAAGCAATGAAAATCCAAAGATTTAGTCTTCTCAGACTCAATGAAAGGACCAACTTGCATTCCGCCAGATGAAAACCAATTAAAACCAGTAGCCCATGATCTTGGGTAAAGGGCTTCCTCCATGGCTTTTTGCAACGGGTAAGCAAAACGCTTTTCGACCATAGCGACAGGACCGGGACAAACTAAGATGACTCTATGCTTAGGAGTGAACTTCCTTATTTGCGATCGAAAGGCAATCATATAAGGAGGCAAGTCAGATGGTAAACCTGTCTTTAACACTCGTTCGGCCTGTTCTAATTCCTCAAATGGAATATCAGCTTTACAACTATAATGGGCGAAAAAGCACTTCCCCGCTGATTTAGACAGATTGGCGAAGGTGTCTCTCGTTTGAACTAGTGGTAGCGGTGTAAGTACATCAATCTTGGATTGAAGTTCCTCGAACACCAAATCACAAGCCGAATCCAGGGCTTGTAGATCCCACGTAGCTTCACGAGCTTCTCGTTGACTCTTTTGGTATCCATTCCACCAGATGTCAACCGCGGTAGTCTCGGATATTTTTCGAGTCCAACCTTGCGCTTGAATGCGG